TCATTCGCCACAAATCCTTTTGGTGCCACCGATTGTTTGTTATTGGTATAAGTGCGGGTGATAATTTGATGGTTAACACTTTTATGCTTAGTGAGCTGATATTTAGCACCTCCTCGCAAATAGATATATTCCACAGAACCATTCGTTAATTGAGCTGGCCCCATCACAGGGGATTGATTTGTCCATCGCCAATCAAAATTATCAATGATGCGGTTTTCAGACTGGGTTCCCCATCCAGAACCACTCACTTGCCATTCCACAATCATGGCAAAACCTTTGGTATTGTGAGTCGCATAGCTCGGTTTATTGTCTCTATATTGCCCTAAGGTCCTAAAAACCTTAAAGGCATAACGTCGAGAAGTTACTAATGGCAAAATAATCGGATAATAGGTGTTTTCATTGAGTTTAGATAAATCTAAATCCACCACCACAGACTCCGTTAAATCGGCTTTCACTGTATCTAATTTGCTGGATAACGTTTGTACCTGAGAGGTTGCGGACGTCACTTTGCCATCGAGATTAGTTACTCGCGTATTTAACGCATTTACTGCACTGCTATCGGCTTTCCCTTTTAGAGTTGAATTGAGCGTTGAAATCTCTTGCGTTTGTGCTTGCTGTTTCGAGGTGAGGGTTTCTAATGATTTATTAATCGCTGAAACATTCCCATTCATCCGTGTTTCCAGTGATTGTCGGGCTTTCGCTTCTGCTTGGTCGCCTGTAACACGTGCTTGTTTCTCTGCGGAAATGAGTCCTGCGGTGACTTTCGATAAATCATTACCGGTATAATCACCACGAAGTTGAGTGGCTAAGAATTGGCGTTGTTGTGCTTCGGTTTTATCAGTCTCAATACGTGCTTGTTGCTCTTGTTTAATTGCGGCTGCCTGTGCTTCTGTTGCCGTTGAAACTTGATTTATCCGCTCAGCCAGTAATTTTTCGGCCTCCTCCCATTTTTTTTCACTTTCTTCAATCGTCGCGCCTTGCCTCATTGACTCTTCTAAAAGCTTGTCGTGATTTATCCTCATTAACTCATGTAATTCAGTAATATCGATTTGGTTAGCTTTACTGTTAATTTCACCCAATAAGTCTTGTGCGAGTTGGTCTCGGCTGATTTGCCCCGCTAATTCATCAAGAAGCAACTCCGTTTGAGCTGAGCAAACACCAGAAGCCTCCACAAAAGGTGATTTGCCATAGCTGTTGATTGTTCGAACATAAAAATAATACGTATGTCCTGCTTTTAAATTCTCTTGCGTCCAGAAATTCCCTTGGCCAACTTTGTTTGTTTTGGTGATCACTTCATTTTCAGAAAGATTAGCGAGTTTTTCCTCACTAAACCAAAACTCAAAGGTATAACCCAAGACAGCACTATCACCTTGTTTTGGCGAGACGGTGAGGCTGAACATTCCCGAAGTAACATCAACCTTAATGGGAGCTGGCGGTGCTTGGATAGCAAAATCACTGATAGCGGGTGCCGACATTGCCCCCGCCATATTCGTCGCTCTAACTTCAACACGATAAGTTCCTCGTGCTAATCCGTTAATATCAACGCGCTCACCCGGCACCTGAATAGATTGAATCACTCTACCGTTTTGAAGTATATTAACCGTGTTGTAGCGCACATCAGACGCCACATTCTGCCAAGAAAGCATACCTTGAACAATGTCACTGACGGCAAGTGGAACAAAAGCAAGATTAATAGGGGAAGCAACACCGCCAGTGGGTAAACTCACAAACGGTGGACGCTCAAACGGTTTACCAATCACATCTTCATATAAATAGGCACCATCCTCTTCCAACGTTAAAGCCACACCGTCTAATGCATGGAAAGACCATTCGGCAATACGGAATTCCAGCCCACTAATCCCCAAAGAAGGTAATGCTAAAAGCACAACTTCCCCCGGACGATAAGCATAGCCGTCTAAGTTCATCGTGAGTTGAACCCGTCTTCCCGCTTTCTTTTTGCGAAGATATTGGCGAGCTAATCGTTGGGCTTGATAAGGGCTGGTGACAAAACGATAGTCGATGTTCTCTCGAATTTCTAAGCCATCCTCTTTCACCCATTCGTCTACAATCACAGGCGTGAAATCCGTTTTTGTGTACAACTGTTCGGCATCAATAAACGTGCCATACACCGCATTGGTCGCGTCTTTTAATCCTGTTTCAGGGGTACACGTGACGGTGCCAATCAATTGTGATTCGGTAATGGTTTTTATTGCCGGCCCATAATAAGCGCCGATTTGAATACCGTGTTTTCCTGCGGTGAATGTTGGTTCCGCGTTAATACATTTGTGCATCGCCTCCAAGACACTGGATGGACTCTCATTTAAATCATAGGCGCCATTAAGGGTATATCGCGGCTCAAATCCGCCTTCTGGCAGACTCACTTTTTCATCACATAAATCGGCCGCCTGTTTAAAGCTGTCAAAGTCAATATCCGTATCAGGTACTTTTAAATAATGGCGGTAATAATCCAAAATCACTAAGACCCCATTGTTACCCCACACAGTTTGCCCAGTGCGAGGATCAAACAGATGTTTTCCCCAAACTTCACATTTCACATTGGGTAATCCATAGGGGAATTTTTCTTGGTCAAACGTGAGTGTCACACGTAACCACGCTAGACCTCGACCAATCATATCCTCTTTCCATGACGGGCAATTTTTAAGCATAAAGGGAGCGGCATCTTCCCTATCGTTATGTAATTCCCATGAGGCTTTATCACCAAAAGTCTCAATTAAATCGTCCCCTAACCAGATCTTCCCAATTTTCTCTATGGGGTGCCCTGCTAACGCTAATGCCAGTGTGATTTTTTCGTTTTCATCTTGTTCACCCGCCTCTTCTTCGGCGAAGAAAAGCAAACCCGATATCACTGTTTTTCCGACGATCACGGTTTCAGGGGCAGACGATGAACGTAACATCTGTTTGCGTTCACTGGTATCTCGATAATTCATGGAAGGCAGTTTAGGCTTAAAGATAAGCGAACCTGCGACTTGCACCGCGACGCCTGCTGCCATCAGCGCCATGCCCATCGCAGAGGTGACGCCTCCAGTAAATAGCCCCGCAATCATTAAGCCCGCACCCACGACTTTTGAAATTAATCCACCACTCCCACCCATTATTCCACTCTCCACGCTTTGATTGGGTTAATCTGCACCGGCTTCACGCCTTGTGGGGTTACGCCCCAATAATGCCTCGCCCAGACCACCGCTAAACTGTCACCGTCCTCACCTTTGAACAGTACAAGGTCGCCACGCTGAACGCGCTCAATCTCAATGGATTTGAAATAGCGTGATACGGCTTTCTCTAAGGAGCCAAATTTAGATTTGAGCAGGTTGAAGGCTTCGGCTTTGGTTTTATAGTGATTGAGATAAGGCTTTATTGGAGAGAAACCACATTGTGCGTAAATACATTCAGAGGCAAAAATACAACAATCAAATTCACCCCATGAAAAAGGGCGGCTCATCGCCGCCCTTATCGTTTCTGGTAACTGGAGTGTCCAGTTTTGTTGTTTCATGGTATGTTATATTTCTTATTTAAAAATGATTTCAATATGTTATGGTTAAAAAATCCTTAGCCATATTGAAAATTTCTTCACATGCCCGTTTTTGATCACCATCATAATCTTTATTATTTTTTTTGGCTAACTCACAAGCCGCTGTTGCCTTGCCTAAATTAAATGAAGACTCACCAATTTTGTATACCATCAACTTGCACTTTTTCACTAATTCTGGAGTTTCTTTATCTTCACAAACTAACTTAGCTGTACTAATTAAGATTGACTCTGCATTAGCAGCTTGAATGCTAACTAAATGAAAACAAATCATAATGATAATTAAGTGAAATTTTCTCATTTCTAATCCTGTTACTTATAAATAAATGCAGGTGCATCTTTCTTGCTGCCCCAATAAATCGCCCGTTCAGCCATTTGAGCGACATAGCGAAAGATGCGATCACCTTGTCTTCGAGATGACCACGACTCATCGGTAAATCTATCGGGTAAACCGATTGACCATCGTTCGAATCGATTAGAAACATTAACACATACGGCATTTTCTTCGCCAGACACTACATTAATCGATGTGATTTGTCCGACAAATAAGACTTCAGCAAGCAACGGTTTTCCCTCTTCACTGATGGCGACCATCATCAACCGGACTTCGCGTCCTCGACTTTGCTCATTCATCACCATTCCCACCAGCGATTTATCAAAACCGGCTAATTTAAGCTGTAATTGTGGAGGACTGGTTGTCTTATTTTCTTTTAGCTGACTGATTTCGCCTAAACTGCCCACGCCCAAATAAGTTTCCCCCGCAATAATCAGTTGCCCAACACCAGTATGCGCACAGGTGACGCCTGATTTCAAATCGAGTCTGGCGGCTAAGACGATATAAGCCCCCTCATTAATCACGTTGACCATGGCGTCAGAAAATGGATGATATTGCATTAGTACAACACCTCCTCAAAAGATAACGTGATATAGGTATACCCCAAGCGACGATGCTGAAATTTACCCTGTTCATTATCAACGAGCCGAAAAACCCCAAAAGGACGCTCAACCTCGAGCATTTCATTGACGGTAGGTGATGTTCTTAACATCGGCGAAATAAGAATAATGGCATGTCCTTGATTATCACTGACCACATCCGCCACCACCATTTTGAGTTCATTACCCACAGTTAAGCGATCCCCTTGCTGTAATACGCGCATATTGCGCTTCCAGTCCTTTGTTTCTAGCCGATTACCCAATTGACTCGGTATTGCAATACGAGGCGAACCATACCCATAACGCCCTTTTCTTATCCAGCTTGATATTTTGACCCGTCCCGACATGCCATCCAATGAAGCCACTAGCGCTTCTAACTGGCGCGATTTCTCTTCATTTAAATTATTAAATGTCAGCTCACAACGCCAACGACTTCCTGGAAAGCGTACCGTCTGGCTACTTCCATTAAATGGCGAGGTAAAGGTTTTGCTGTTACTCAATAATTGCCAGTTTTCCTGTATGGGGATCACCGCTTTTGGCCATTCAAGAATAGACATTTAAACTCCTAATGTTCTGCGTGCTGCGCCATTACTTTGAAAGTCTTGTAACATCATCGCGTGAGCTTTCTGTGCGCCTGCTTCTGTCCCTTGTTGTGCGGCTTCTTTCATTGCTTGAGCAAGTACAGCGTCACCATTTCCTGTCACCGTAATATGATTAACGACCGTCATTTGCACCCCGCTTGCACGGGCTAACGTCGGTTGCGGTGTAATCGGTATTCGCCCTGCGACCGCCCCCACAAAGCCCCCCGAAGCATAACCTTGCGCCGCATGCATTAAGCGATAGAGATTGCCGACACCCAATTTAGCCGTCGCTTCTTTGGTAAAAACAAACTCGCCACCATGTACAATTCCTTTAGGTTCGAATTTCCCGCCATGCCCCGTATAGCCACCATAAGCATGCCCTTTGCTCATCCATCCCATATCAAAGCCCATTGCCTGCCCGCCTGCTTCAATGGCTTTGAAAACCAGCATTTTCATCACCATTCGAGTGATATCGGAGATCACCGCATTGGCAAAATCTTTAAAGCTTCCTTTCCCCGTTAAAGCAAAATCGGCTAACGCATCAGACATATTATTAAGCGCATTGGTAGTGACGTTTCTGACGTTCTCCATCACATCCATGGCTGACTCACTGAAATCCGATAAGCCTTGTTTTAATCCCACCATCGGATCACCTTTCATGGCCTCTCGCTTCCTCAGTTCTTCCTCAATCTGCTGTTTAGTGAGTTCAACATTACGTTGTAAGTTCGCCAGCTCTTTCTCACCTAAATCCACACTGGCTTGCTGATACAGCACATCAATCTGACGAAGGGCATTAAGCTTTTCTTGCTCTGCGCGTGATTTTCCTATCAGGGTGGTTTCAAATTGCATCTGCTCAATTTCTTTACCGCGATCATAAGCAAATTGCGCGACCGAATTGGCACGCGCTAAGTCATCAATGGCTTTCGCTTTTTCTTTGATCGTCTCAATGGCGTTGGGATCGATTTTTAAGATGGCATCAAACTTATCTTTATTCTGTTTGATATCGGCTAAGGCGGATGTGTATTCATTAAAGGAAGAGGTAGTGCCATACCGCTGAATACTTTGCCCATCCGCAATCAGTGAGGCTTGTTTTTCCTCTAATTCCGTCAAGATTTTGGTGTACTGTTTGGCATAATCAATGGTGGCTTTTCTTGGCTTATGTCTTTGAGCCAGTAACGCGTTTTGCGCTTTAATTTCTTCGGTCAAAGCCTCTTCATAGCCTTTTTCTTCAGGTTTAATTCCCCGTCTTTTCAGCACATCTTCCGCATTCAACTTAGCCAACTCAGATGGAGAAGCTTTGGCTTTCATGATAGTGCGCTGAGATTCAGCGATAGAATCTTCTATTTTTTTCGCTATCACTTCAGTCATATTGGCTTGGCTCTTTGCCGCCTCATCGGTCTTATTCATTAATGCATCAAAATCATAACCCAAGTTTTTTAAGGTCACCCTAAATTGATTAATGACACTCTCAGTCTCCTTTACTTTCGATGCATAACGCTGATATTCATCACTTTGCTTACCGTGTTTTTCTTCAACCAATGCCAGCAGTTGTCGCATATTGGCTCGTTGACGCTCTAATGCTGTCAACTGTGAAGCCACCTCCCCCATCGCCGCATCCAGCCCGATTTTCGCTTCTCTTTGCTGTTGTGCGATTATCGCTTTATAACCTTCATGGTCACCCGTAAAGCTCAAGTAACTCGAGGCATTTAAGCTCCAACCAGACTTCGAGTCTGCTGCCAATTTTTTAGCTTTTTCTAGAGATCCTTCGAATTTTTCAATCTGAGCATCAATACCTTCAGACAATTTGCTTATATTCGTCAGCAATGCTTGATTATTCATTGCTTTTAAAGCTTCTGTTGATGTATCTAGAGCATTGGCAAATTCGATCGATTCTCTTTTAGCTTGTTTGATATGTTCGCTATATTCATAGACGCCCATTCCAACAGCCGTTATTGCCGTTAACGCCAGTCCAACGGGTCCACCAACTAATGCCAATGTCCCACTTAACGCTCTTCCTGCGACCGTGGCTTGACGGCGTGCCGTCGTTAATGCCCGCTGTGTCGCCGTTTCTGCTATCAGTGCTTGTTTGTATCTTAAAGAAGCTTCCGTCGCTAACGATTTTGTCACAATTACTTTCTCTAAGGCATAACCTTCTGCGGCGGTTCCTTTCGCCACTTGATAACTCATTTTTGCAGAATTCAATGCCGATAATGCCGCCTCTTTATCCGCCCATGCCTTCCTCACGGCACTGGTTGCTGCCACACTGTTTGCCTCTGCACTCTGTAATGTGGCTTTGGCTTCATTCAATGTGGCTTGATTTTTTAAGTAAGTGGCTTTTGTCCATTGAGAGAGCTTTGCTACCAATGCTGTAACCGCAAGTCCTTCTGCGATTTTAGCCACCGTCGATAAGTGATTAGAAAGTCCCGCTAAGCCCGACGTTAAAAGCTGAGTCGCACCTGTACCTTGATTGGCTTCACCAATAAATTTTGTCATCGCCGATTGAAGATTAGTAAAACCTTGGCTAACGGTTGTCACACTGGTAGCAAATTTTTTATCCACACTGTCGGCAGCACGCTCTAAGGCTTGAATGACCTTCTCAATCGTCATTTCACCGTCTTGGGCTTTCTTTTTTAAATCCCCCATGGAGATCCCCATGCCTTCTGCGATGGCCTGTGCTAAACCGGGGATTTGCTCGATAACAGAATTTAAATCTTGCCCACGTAACTGACCTGCTGCTAATGCTTGACCAAACTGAGTTAACCCCATCGCAGCAGAGGCAGCACTGGTTCCTGAAAGAGAAACCGCTTTAGAGACTGTTTCAGTGAGTTCAGCGACTTTTTGCTGACTTAAGCCTAAGCGATCGGCATTATCCGCAAAACGTTGATAAACCTGTGCTGTGGCATCCAATGATTGATAGGTTTTTTGGGCAATATCATAGACCGCTTGTGTGGCTTTATTTAACTCAACGGAGCTTTCTGTCACCAGTTTTAAGCGGTTCTGTAATTCTGTCCAACCATCGGCATAATTAATCACTTGCCGTACAGATAATGCACTTGCTGCGACGCTCGCAAAACGGGCAAAAAGCGCCGAAGATTTTGCGGTTTGCGATACCATTCGCTCTTGTTGCACGGTGATAGCTTGAAGGCTGGCGCGAATACTTTGCCCAAATTGTTCTGTTTGGCGCTGGCTACGGTTGATCGCACTTGTAAAATTTGCCGTATTCAGCGTCAAATCAATATTTAATCGACCTAATGCGCCAGCCATAAAAACTCCTTAAAACAATAAAAAAGCCCCAATAAAGGGGCTATCGATATGCTAAGACTTGATCTGTGACCGCATCCCACGTTTCTTCTGCGGCTTTCTTTTGCCACATCGGCATAAAATCCATCAATTCCGGTGGAGACGTTTTCGGATCACGATTTATCATCGCAAGAAGATGCACCACTTGTGCCATCCGATAATCCTCTCGCCATAAACCAAAGGGTTGTTTGCGATAAAAGGCTTCATATTCACACAAGTGGCTTTCAGGCATTTGCTCGATTTCCGCGAGCGTTTTTCCCAGTGCCAACGACAATATCAGTTGAAATTGTCGTCGGTCTCCGAGTTTTTTTCGCTATTCCCCGCTTCGGCCGTAAACACCGCATTAGAGAACCCTTGTCCTAAACGATTAAGACCTTTTAAGTCTTCTTCATTTTCAGCATCAAAAAGCAGTTCCCCTTTTTCATCACACAACTTAAAGGCCAACATTCTGGCGACATCATATTCATCGTAGACACGATTTATCGCCTCGTTAAATTGTTCGGGATCGTCTTCGTCTAAGTAAATATCCTGCGCTTCGGCGAGCTTGATTTTAATTTGACGAAGTTTGCGCTGAATGTAATTCATGGTGCCAACATCCAACTCTTTGACATAAAAGGTGTTGTCTAAATAGGTAAAAGGCGTCACTTTCAGTGCTTGGTTTAACACTAATTCACGCAATAACGCGTTAGACATAATCACTCCTAAGATTTTTTATCGAGAAGGGAGAAGAGAAATAATGAAAGAGGTGAATTAGGGGTTATTTCTTCGCATTCAAATAATCACGGCCAGACAATTTAATCGAGATCCCCGAATCCATCATTTGTCCTACACTGCCATCAATATTCATGCCCGTTTCGACGGAGCCGTAATAAAACATGGAGCCCTCATCTCGTGTTAAGACCATTTTCACTGCGAATTTTTCTTTGCTGTTTTCATATTTACGCAAGAGTCGCTGCACATCACTGGAGCTATACCGTAAGAAAAAGGTCAATTTAATTGAACCGTATTCCGTATCGCCCGATTCATATTCCTTGCCATCACTGCAAATAGTGGTGACATCAATTTGTTCGGTTGTCGAACCGTCTTTGCTGAAACTTTTTACCGCACAAAAGTTATTAGACCATTGAATACGTTGTGCCTTAGCACTTGAAAAATCAGTGGGTAGCGTTTTATCACTCCAATCCACTTCGTCGCACAGGGTCACTTTGTTGCCATCAACCTGTGCAACAGGAAAACGTCCATCTAACTCCCCGAGTCCCGATAACATAATCATGTCATCGGCTTTCAGCTTATTATTGGCGATAGTAATGGTTGCGGGTGATAACGTCGCTTCGGTCACGGTCATCGCCTCTCCTAAGCCTGTTTGCACAAAGATCTTCGTGCCGAGGAAAGGCGTCGCTTTATGGTTCTTTGGCTTTGTCATATCCATTCCTTATTTATCTGATGAAATCATTAATTCAAGAACAAGCCGATGCAATTTGACATCCGCTTCATACCCAAAGACCGCATTCACCCGTTGTGCGAATGGGATCGCTTCAACAATCTGAGCCTCAATTTTTTTACGCAAGACCATAAGGGGTTGTGGCTGTGGCGCATACACATCAAGTTGCACACGATAGTTGTCTAAATCCGTATCCTCCAGCGCACTGTTAGGCGTGATGCTGGCAAACTGGATCACAATGGCGGGATAATGCCCTTTGCCTTCAGGTAATACCTGAAAAAAAACCCTTCCATCAACCAGCGGTGAAAGGGTCTCTTTTAATTGCTGTATCATGGTCTCTACCTTGCTTTTTCAATATCCTCTTTGAGTGTTTGAACTATCACTTTAGCTGTCGCTTCCTTTTTCGCTTCAAAGCTGGGGCGCATAAACGGTTGTGCGGGCATCTTGGCGGTACCAAACTCGACAAACCACCAATAAAACGGATCATTTGGGTTCAATGCTGCACTTTTTCCCGTTGCTTGTTTAAAGGCAGACACTTTTTTACCCGATAATGATTTTACCCAAATACGTGTTTTGACTTGCCCATTGCGCTGCACTTTCGTTTTAGAACGAATATTGCGCTTGAGGGTACCCTTGCGTCGATGGGGCACCGTTTCCTTAAGGATAGGCACTCGATGTTTGATTTCTTCCTTTAACACCGAAGCGCCTGTATTCATCGCCTTACGCGCACTTTGATTTCTGGTTTTACGGGCGATGTCTTGCATTCGTTGAGCGAGTTCAGACAATCCACTGATTTTAATCTCACCCATCATTCACGCCCTCTTTGCACATTAATTGAAGCTCACGATGACGCTCATCAGGGTCAATAATCGAAATAATATTAAATAGTCGCTTACCCCATACAATACGCATTGAGGTATCGATATCAGCGATATAGCGAATAAGAATTCGTGTTGTGGCCTCACTTTGTACTTGCTGGGCTTGAAAATATTCCCGCCCTTGATAAGGCATGATCGCTGCACGTACTTTTGTCGCATGATCCGTCCAAATCACATCACTGCCACTGATGGCATCAGGCGCTAATACTGATTTTTGAATATGAATGATATGACGTAATCGCCCAGCTTTCATGATTGCCCTCGCATCGGTCTGATCCGGTATACACGCAAAGCATGACATAACGATTCTGGAAGTGATTGCCCTTCACGATTTTCATACCAAAAACCCACCATTTGCCGAAGCCTCAAATTGATATCATCAGTAAGAAGCAATCCCATGGGATCATTGTCGGGAACGTAATCACTATACAAATTTCGATTTGTTAATCTTTTCACTTCAGCGATAGCGGCAGATAAATACTGCTGTAACAAATTATTATCGTAATCACCATCGATATTACATTGATGTTTCAACTCTTCGATAGTTGGAAATGCCATTCCTCCCTCCTAATATCCCGCGATTATCCCAAATCGCGGGAATGAAAATGGCTATCAAGCACAGTATGAATAACACTAGCCCTGCCTCGCCGCTCCAGCTTTTAGTAACTTCACAGCATTACTGTCAACTAACATAGCGCCAACACGTTTTGTTGTGTAAAAATGAACAAACGGTTTGTTGGTATATGGGTCACGTAACATACGAACACCAATACGATCAAGAATAGTGTAACAGCGGTTGAAGTTACCAAAAGCAATCGGCACAGCGTCAGCAGAGATATCCGCAAATTGCTCATTTTCTGCAATGCCATACCCTAATAATGCTGAAGGTTGCCCTAATTGCAGACCGGGTTGCCACAAATAATTACCTTGAGCATCTTTCAGTGTGCGAACTCGGAATAATGTATTGTTATTCATCATAAATTTAGCACCTGTACGATAAACCTTTCGCATGGTGTAAATTAATTTCATGATTTCATCCGCTGTGATTTCTGTCGGTTTTTTCAATAACAAATGCTGCAACTTACCCCACTCACGTTCTTTATCGCCTTTATCGTCACTGCCGTATGCCAACAGGCCTTTAGGCTTTTTAACACCGTCACCGTGGGTAAATACCGCTTCTTCCTGCTCTGCAAATTCTGTGGCTAACTCACTGGTGATGAATTGCTCAACATTAAAAAAGGCATCATCAAGCATGGTTTGAGTGGCGGCAGGGTTACCGTAGATTTCCCCCCAAAAAGGTTCAATAGAAGCGAGTTTTGATGTATTGGTTTCAGGGCGTTTATCCACTTCCCCCACCCATCCACTATTTGTGCCACCTTGATTAATCAGACGTTTAAACTTCCCTGTGCCAACCGTAATCACATTACACTCTTGACGCATAACCACTTCATCACGCAATGCCGTAATGATATTACGATCCAGTTCTTCGGGTACCGCATAACCACCGTCAGGATCTGAACCGACTTGCATCGCTTTGCGCTCTAACTCTGCAAGCCCATCATCTGTACCTTTACGCACAAATAATTCAAACGCGGTTTTATGCTCAGTGACATCTTTATTCGTCACGCGACTATCGGGACGTTTAACTGAAGCTAATTCAGCCTCTAAATTACTTTTTAATTCATCCAGCTCTGATAATTTGCCATTTAAGGTATCGACGGTTGCTGATAATTTACTTTTTTCAGCTTCAATTGCCTCAATACGTTTATCATTCGACTTTTTAAACTCGTCAAACTGACTTTTCAATTCCTGCGCAACTTCACTGACATCTTTATGATCAATAGCCATAATTTTTCCTTTATTATTTAAAAATAGATTTCAATGTTTCTAATGCTTCTTGCTCAACATCACGCAGAGAAAGAGCATCATAGCCTCTAGCCATAAAAGCCTTAGCTTGTGTTCGCGAAAGCCCAACATCGCGCAGGACTCGCTCAATACTTTTTGGTGTGGGTAATTCACCACGAGCAAATGCCGACTTCACATCACTGACTCGCGCTTCATCATTGGAAGGGAATGTCACTAAGCTGACTTCCCATAGGTCGATTTCTTTCAGTAGAAAAGCATCTTTACTGCGGTCATATTCATAATCTTTAAGAATGTAACCAATAGAAAGGCCGGAGAGTGATCCGGCCTTCATGTGAGCATGTGCACGTTTAGATAAAGGGTCGTCATCAATTAATAGGCGCCCTTTTACATAGAGTCCGGTGCTGTCCTCTCTCATCTCGGTATAAATACCAATAGGCTCAGCCATTTGGTGTTGCCAAAGTAAGGCAGGTAACGCACCTTTTTCTTTCCACTGACTCAGGGAATTAAGAAAAGCGCCCGGCATCACAATATCGGCATAACTGTCTTTCACACCGAAAACGGAGCCGTAGCCTTCAAACTCGCCAGAGTCACTAACAGACTTAATTTTCAATGGCATATCAAGCCGCTGTTTGGTCGTCATCGGCATGCGCTTTCTCCTCTTGTTTTTGGGTTTCTGGCTTAGTGGTCATGTTCATCGGTGTGAGATAAATATCGCCCCCCTCACGAGGATTTAACTCTTCGAGTTCTCGGCATTCATTAGGTGAATAAATCCCCCAGTTAATACCTGTTGAGTAGGCTTCAAATCGGGATTTCATGTCACCACGTAATAAAGCACCAGTATTAAATTTGGCATAAAAAGTCCCTTGCTTACTGGCTTTTACCAGTCCTGCATTAATGCGTTGCTCTATACGAATAAGGTAGGGAACAAGTGAGTAATTAATAAAACCAATACCCAAGTTTTCAATATTATTGAATGTGGCACGATCGGTGTTTTGCACCATATGAAGAGGAACACGAAAAATACGGCAAATTTCCTCTAACTGAAACTTTCGTGTTTCAAGAAATTGCGCATCTTCGGCCGATAAGCTGATTTGTTGCCATTTCAATCCCATTTCTAAAATCAAAGGTTTATGCGCATTAGTTAGTCCTTGATGATTTTCCTCAAAATCACGCTTTAAACGGTCAAATGCGAGATCTGAAAGCTCTTGCTCTGTTTGAAGCACACCACTTGTCACGGCGCCATTACCAAATAAACGCGCACCATGCTCTTCGGTGGCTAACCCCAGCCCAATGGCTTGACGTGCATAGGCGATCGGACTTAATCCCACTAAACCATCAAGGGTAAAAATCCGTACATGCCAGATTTCCTGCTGTGTCAGTGTTTCACTTTTACCATTAGGAAATGTCACCTGATACTCTGGCTCCCATTGGTTATTTAATTTTGGCGTGACACAACTAGGATCAAGAGGTAGTAATTCAACCACTTCGCCTAAGGCGTATACCTTATAAGCATAAAAATTCCCTCTTAAACACAAACAAGCAATTAATAGTTCCCAAAGCTCTTGTGGGGTCATGTAATTATTAGGCTTAACCGCCAGTAATTTATGCAACCTTTCTTTGGTCGCACGTTTATTTCCGCTTTCTAACTGTTCATATAAAGAACATGGCAACATACCGACCGACTCTGCCAAAACACGAACACAACTAAATACAGAAGTCAGTTGCATTGCGAGTTGTGTACTCACCTTTCGACCAGAATAAGTGTCATAGGACAATCCAATTAATTCGCTTAATTCTGATGACGTTATGACTTTCCGAGATTTCTGAAATAACGTAGGAAAAAACATTATTCCTCCTTGCTATTTCGAGATTGACCAAGTGCTTTTGAAACAAGATATGACCAAAAAAGACATAATCCCCCAGCACACATATACCCCATCGGTGGATAGGTTAACCAAGCCCCAAATGACAATAAACAGGCGCCCGCAATCCCAACCAATAAGGCTGTTATGGTTAAAAATTTCATAAAATTTCCTTAAAGAGAGCGTAAACCTCTAGAGGCTAGAATAGAGGAAAGTGTATCTTCTTGGTCATTTAACATTGCACGCCCAATAGCCATGATCAGTGCAACCGCACCGTCAATTTTATTTTCGTTTTGCTCTTTGATGGGTCTCACCACATCATCATTACCGGGCAAAAATTTGCCAACAACATTACTAATACACCATGTCATGATGGGGTTACCATCATGATGAAAACGTCCAGAAGCAATAGCTGCTTCAAGCTCTTTCATTGGATCTGACATGTTTGTATAGTTCTGTACGATAGTAATAGGGTTTAACCCTTCATCCGCTAAATGATGAGAAAGATTGGTTGCACCATGGGGATCAATGGGACTTTCATCGATAGGGTTACTAAGGTTATCGGCTTTTGCATCTTCCAATATAACGCGATAATCAATTTCAGCCCCATCAGTTAATGTTAAATGCTTCGTTTCAACCCATTTTTTAAAGCGCTCAGCCGTGCGTTGATTTTCAATATCTGCACCAAAAACTGAGTCATAAGGCACATAAAAGCTTGGTGCGATGCAATAATAATGCCGTTTACCCTCAATATCTCGCGTAAATAACTTAACACGAGAGTTCATATCCAGTTTTCTCGCCAAATCGAGGGCTTGAACACAAGATTGCCCTTCAAACATCTCTATGGTTAGCGTTTTATCTTCACATTCTCGCCAACTAAGCATATTGAAATACGCCGAACGAGCCGAAACCCAAATATTCAAATGTTTCGTTTTAAATATACTAGCCAGTCTTGGGTTGTTTTTAGCACGATTTTGTTGACTAATCAGGAATTCACTGTAAATCGATATTCCCATGTTGGGATTTGCTTTTTTTAATATCTCAGGATCCGTCCAATCATCACCTTCATCAACGGTATAAATCACCCCAAATAATTCTTCATTCGGTACAGTCCCATTGAGCATTTCAATGACTTCACGACGTTTATCATAGCAAGGGCCTTCAATATTATACCCTGCGGTTGTGATCGCCCACATTAATGGCTGTCGTCTCGCCCCCATTCCCGTTAACATAGTAGTATAGAGTGAATCAGAATCATGCTCATGGTATTCATCAACAATTGCACAATGCGGTGATTGTCCATCGCCAGGATTGCCAATTAATGGTTCGAACCGAGCCCCATCTTCTGGACGGTTCATATTTTTCGCATTAACTTCAATCCCAAAAGCTTCTATTAACAATGGAGTGCGCTTACACATTAATTTAGCCGGTCTAAAAACCTCCCAAGCTTGTTTTTCTGTTGTCGCCCCAGAATATACTTCAGCGCCAAATTCGTTATCACAAGTAAAGCAATACAGCGCAACCCCTGCCGAAATCGCTGATTTTCCATTTTTACGCGGGATTTCGGTATACACTTCACGAAAGCGACGAAGTTTTGTTCCTTTATGTACCCACCCAAAGGCACTACACACAATAAAAAGTTGCCAAGGTTCTAACGTAATAGGCATACGCTTAAATGCCCACTCACCTTTAGTATGAGGCAATAACTGAATAAACTTTGCAGCTTGTTCTGCTAAATCCTTATCAAATCGATAGCGAAATTTTCGTGATTTTTCTTGCGCCATATCATCAATGTGTCGCTGACAAGCATCAATCACATACTGGCATACCACAATCTTGCCACGCACCACATCGCGCGCATATTGATTTGCCGCATTGACGTTCGGGTAAGATTTACGGCTCATGATGAAATAATCCTCATAAAGGGGTTATCTTGTTTTTTCTGCCCCGCAAGACCAATTAATCGCTGACGACTACTCGGATCTAAACCTAACATTGCGCCCGTGCGATCCATTTCACTTTCTTGTTCTTTTTTTGCCGTTAAATCAGGGTTTTTTACTGGTCCCCCCGTAGCACCAATTAAGCGAGTACCATCACGCATGATTGCAATCACCAAATTACGCCAAATATGATAGGCAACACACCAACGCTCAAGCACAGCAAGATCAGTAACACATAAGATACCTTGCCCACATAACTCCTTCACTGTGAGATCCCACATCACAATAGCCAAATCAATATTATGCTCAATAAACCAATCAGGTGGCGATGCACCATTTAATGGTGTGAATACCGGCTCGTCTTTATTGAGTGCTCGTTTTCCCGGATTACCAGCCAATTCTTTTCTGGCTATAGGCTTCGGGCGACGACCTGATTTGCCCGGCGTGCCAGCCATAAAAACGCCTCCTCATTGACAGGAAAATATCAGTAAAATTTAACATTTATTGCCATTTTAATTTCATTTTTCGCGGGTATAAAAATTCGATTGGGGGCGCGGTACGGAGCAATGAAAGCCGTAGAGATTTGACCCGCCCTCCCCTTCTAAAAACGAAGCTAAGCACTTAAACCTTTTTCGATGAGCCTAGCCATTGCTGATTATCGCCTGCTCTTCTGTCTCATTATAACCATCAGCAAGCCAAGCCTCTGTTCGTTTAACGCTTCCCCATAGCATTCTTGATGGATTTAAAAAGTTAGATACCATATCAATAGCAATGCGGATACTCTGTTGTATATTTGATGCGAATACTCTAGGGTCATCATCATGTCCCCAATGCTCAAGCTGTTCTATACGAAAAAGTATGTAGTCTATGTCGATATCTACCATGCGTAAAAACCATTCAGGCGCTGACTCTTCTTGTGCTTGTATTCGTTTACGCTTGAGTTGCATTAATTGAGGATATGCCTTGATGCTATCTGCATAAGCCTTTGCAAATAATGTTGTTTGGTATTCATTCTGAGATAATGGTAAATCAGGTAGCTTCATTGATGTCCTTCCCTTGCCGTCTTGGTTCTATGACATGGAATACATAACGACTGCAGGTTCTCTTCTGCATCGGTCCCCCCATGTGCCTTAGCAATGATATGGTCAACCGTTTTCGCTTCGGTGGCTCGTCCTGCCCTTAAGCATTCTTGACAGAGATACTTATCACGCTTGAGTATACGTACTCGCAGTTTATCCCACTTGGCACCATAACCACGTTGATGACGAGACTTACCGCGCTGGTGGGTTTCCCATCCTAGGTTTTGATGATCTGCACAGTAACCGTTACGTTCTGTTGTTGTCTTGGCGCATCCCTGTTTACGACATGCGCGAGGTATGCGAGGTGGCATGTTATCTCCTATAACCTAAAGAGGAGAATAATCCCCTTTGATTTTAAAGGCGGAATTTCTCACCTTTACTTCTGACTGCACCATGTTCGATTAATAGCGTCAGACCATACCTGTTGATCTGCCTGTCTTAATCTAATGAGTTCAGCTATATCATTATCTTGTCGATCCACTCGCATACGTAAATCTGCTAGTTGAGCATTAACGCTCTGCTCTGACTTATTACTAACAAGCACACCATTAAACACAGCCGAATTAATAAGGGCATCTTTAATAAAAAACTTACCAGCGTGCGGATAGGAAAATTGAGGGATTGATTTAGGATTCATACCTACATCTTGCATCAGTTGTTTAATGCGAGTGAGTTGTTCTTCTAACTTATCTAGGTCTGAGGTATCTACTGAGACTTTTAATTGAATAGTGTTATCTGGCATAGTGTTCTCCAATAAAAAAGATCGCCAAATAGCGACCTCTTATTTATTATTCTATTTCAATCAGCTTGACTGGTTTTTCACCTGCTTCATGACACCAATTATTATATTCACTAATCGTGCGCATAAGTTCACTATCAGCTAGTCCAATCTTATCAACCAGACGAGTTAAGTTTTCAGCATCGAAAACGACAACTTCAGGAGGAACGTAATTAATGTTTCCTTTTTGATGTAGTGAATAAATCACAGCACGTAAATTACTTATAGCCTTAGTTCTTTCAATGTGTTGTGTTTTGATTTTTTCGAGTAGTATTTTACAACGACCTACTGCTTCATAGTTAATCTGATTATCTGACATATCTATCTCCAATAAAAAAGCCACCAGCGATTAACTGATGGCTATCTATATAAACTCTATCAACGCCACTCAATGAATGACGTTTGTAGAATTAAATAGGTTTATGTCTCTCCATCGTCACGCCCCTCCTTCTACCTACAGCTGACGTTGCTGATAATGACCGAAAATAACAAAACGGTGGTATTCGTTGTTTTTGGTTCTCACTATGTGCTCTCTGTCGAGAATAAAACATGTCATGGCTAACATAAGAGACGGCGACAATGCGACGCATTAAAAACTCCCGCTATTGCGAGGCGATTGTTTTATAAAAACTTACGTTGATTATTAACAGATTGGCTTATTGGATATTGGTAATCTATTGTTTTAACAAATACTAGTGAAAGCCCTGTGGGAGCCCAAACTCACAGAGTTATTTTTATCTTGCTTTTTTTATTTAGGTAAGAGATAGGTTAATCAGAATTATCAATCTAGTATATATACCTACTTAAGCTATACTAAGTAAACATCGCTATACTTTGATTGATATCTTGTTAGTATTGCCCAGCCCCCATGCTGGGCTTTTTTTATTCTTTCGGAATGCTTTTATCCAGCTCTTCACGGAATTTAACTGGATTCTCTGAACCTTCTACTGCCATGATATTTCTCCATTAAAAAGCCCCGCTATCGAGCGAGGCGTAATTAAGATTTTCTTTACTTTGTGGCTAAGGTCACCAGATCAATAAAGTCCTGACAGAACTCCAGTCTGTGTCCGTGATCATCCACGAAGTTATATTTCTTAAAATGTTCTAATATTTCCTCGGGACTTTTCCCGTTAATAGGAGATTTTTTAGTATGAGTAACGTTAGCTTCAAGTGCCCTAGCTGTCACAAGGATCTCGTTGTAAGCTCCAGCGTCAAGGTCGAGAAAATAGACGACCTCATTGATGCTAAATGTAGTTCCTGTGGAAGGGTTATCCGTAAGGATGATCTTGCTAAACAAGCTAGGGAGTACGCTGAGAAGATGCTCAAGAACGCCATCAGAAAACGTTGATTTAAGCTCTTCAATTTTTTTATCTAATCGACTGGTATCAAATTTAACTGATGCCAGTATTGGACTTTTCATTTTACCACCTGTCGTTGTTGTTCAATTTCCCGTATTGCTTTCTTGTTGGCTAAATTTTGAGTTTATCAATCTCTTCATGATCT